GTAGTTGGATCCATGCCTTCCGCCACCCCTTGCTCTGTTTCTTCATTAAAATGGCTGTGAGCAACAGAAGTCTTTGTAGACGACAATCTTGGTCTAGTTAGATGAACTGTATCACCTTCACGCTCAGCATGAACAGTTGAATTCGTTTCATCTTTAAACGATGTTTTTTCTCCATCCCCTAATTTAGCAATTGCTTGCTGGTTTTCCGGGTGAAGAGGGTAAGAGGTATCAGAGCCATGATGAACGGTCATCATTCTACCAAAAGAGTAATTAGCTTTCTTTACCGTAACAGCTTCTTGTACGTCTTCTTTTACTGCATTTTTATAGAGCTCTTTCTTTTTCCTATCAATAGAACTAAAGATACGGACTCTAGCATTTGCAGCAGAATCTACAATACCTTCTTTAACTACTTTAGTTTTTTTAGGCTTGATCTCTACAAAAGACATCGGATCTTCAGGAACATCGTCAATTTCCGATACACCAGGTTCCGCGTAATTGCCTTCTCTAATAGATTTAAAAGATTTCATTGTTTCTCCGAAGAATTTTATCCTATTATTTAGGCAATTTTAATCCTCGTATTCTTCCTCTTCCTCTTCCTCTTCATAATTATCATCTCCATTTGTATTAATTTCGATGTGTCCGATTTTAATAACACCATCCCACTCGCTACGAGATAGACCGGTTCCACCGTGTACTTCAAAGTCACGTTCAAATTCTATAATCTGGCCTCCTCGAGTAAAGTTATCACCTGAATCTAAATCTGTATCTTTAATTGCAATACACCCAATCAGACCAGCATCAACGCTATAGCTGCGACCATATTGATCACGGTAGCCTCCATCTCCCCACTTGGTATTAAATGATGCAAATTTACGGCCGTCTTTCAACTGAAAGACTCCTTGGTTACAGCCATGGTCCTCTCGCCCCTCAAAGAACAACCCACATACCTCATCCCACTCATCATGCATTACGTAACAGAGGTCGCCACAATAATATTTTCCGGCAGGCATCATCATCTCAAGATCTCCTAAATATTGATAGACTAATTATATACCATTTAATGATTCACTTCTACTGTTACGCAGTAACAAAGACTATTTTAATTTCTGATCAACCTGTTGACAAGGTGAGAGCAAAGTATGGCCATCGTTACGAGTTACTTAACTCTGTACGAGATAATTCTGCAGTAGATGTTATTAAGACTAGACTGCAACGAAGTTACGGAATGTACAAGTTTGTTGAATGGTATCAAAAAGTACGTAAGCCTATGTCAGATGAGACCAAGCGTAAGATGTCAGAGGCAAAGATGGGTAAGCCTAGAGACGAGGCAACAAGGCAGAAGATATCAGCTGGGTTAAAAGGTAGATCCAACTTTCAGGGTAAGAAGCATACCGAAGAAACAAAGGATGTAATGGCTGAAAAGAAATTAGGTAATCAGCATACCAAAGACTCTTATTGGGCATACGATTCTAGATCAGATAAAGAGACAAGAGTTAGAGATAGAAACAGCTTACCTCCTGGGTATCAATTAGGAAGAGATTATGACTCCGTTGAGATTGGACTCTATCATATAGACGAGCATAGAAAATCAAGAGCGCGTAATAGCTAAGATCTTCTCAATTTGCTTTTCAATAATAGGTGCACGACCTGGCCACTTAATTGTATCCTTCTCTGGGTTCTTCATTAGGTTAACCAGAAGGGGTAAGATCATTTTCTCAAGAGCGGTAAGCTTTGCCTTAACATCTTTCTCAATCAGCGCTTTATAATCATCGGTATCTAAAGGCGTTGATGCGTTCTCTAATCGCTCTAAAATATTTAAGACCTCTCCAACATTAACTTCCAGGTTACGAATTCTTTCTAAAATAGGCTCTGAGATTTCTTGAGAGGTTACCGCTGGGGTTGCTTGTACAGCAACGCTATCATCATCAGATGTTGAGAAACCAAAATCAAATTCAGAATCTAAGTATTCTTTAGGTATTGCCATTTGTTTGTTCTTTCATTGCTTTCTTAATTTCAAGAAGTTTTTTCTGAGTATACTTATTGACTAGTTTTTGTTTATAATTATTAAGACGCTTAGTTGCTAGATCCCATTTCAATTTAGATACCTTATCTTTTATAGTAGTACCCTGAAGGTGATCAAAGGCATGCTGAAAGATTCTAGCTGTTAGTCCTTGAAACTCATTTTGTATTAGTTCACCTTTTTTATTATAATATTCTACTGTAACTGCTATAGGTCTTTTTATAATCACCAGCATACCTGGAAAAGTAAGACTACCCTCATTCATTAAAGCTTCTTCTTTTGAGTATGAAACAATAGATGGATTAAATACCTCTACTCTTGCTTGATCAATACCCATCACAAACATACACATATTAAGACCGACCTGAGGAGCAGATAACGCAACCCCGCCCATCTCCGTCATTCTATCCATCATAATGTTTGTTAGCATCGATGCATCTACTTCATCAAAATTAAACTTAGAAGCAAACCCTTGATATAATTCATTAGCTGGAAGTATTTTTAATTCACTTTTTTTAATAATCATCTAAATTTAGGTCCGAGAACCCAACCTACTAATGTTTTACGAGTACCTTTTGTTACTGGTGTAACTTCATGAAGTACGTAAGATGGAAAAAATATAACCGTACCTTTTTTATTAGGCGGGGTGATTGGAAATGAATCTATTTTTAAAAGCAGCTCCCCTCCCTCATATTCTTCTGGGTCTGTAAGCATAACAGAAAAACTTAACTTGCGAACCCCCATTGCTGAAACTTTGCTTAAGTCTATATGCTCGCTGAAGAATCCTCCTTTATGGTATATAGAATACTGTAAGGTTTGAATTGTTGTAATATCGTAATTGAAAAATTTATTATTAGTGTAATTAATCACGTCAGATAACCGTAGAAAAAGCCAGTCATTATCCTTATCACTGCTGTTAATCCATGATATTTTTGTATTTCTAATATTTTTATTTATTTTATTAGAAGTACCAATTTCTGCTTCAATAATGTCTTCTTTTTTACCAGATTCAATAATTTTATCAATTTCTTCTGAGGTAAATACATCTTCAACATACACCCATGTCTCCGTCTTTACACTTTCTAGATGCCATTGATATGATTTTTGTATATTCATAATATAAACCTATGTTGCAATCCTACTAAAGTTCTGATGCTTCTCAAATTTAATTACTGATCTAAACTTATCAAATAGGGCGTCTTTGTGGCTAATAATAAAAATATTATTATCTTCACCTATAGTATTTAGGATAGTCATAACAAAGTCTGTACCGTTGATATCTAACGAGCCATCGAACACCTCATCTAACATCAATAGATTAGTAGAGGCTGAGTTCTTCATCCGAGCAATCGTACGCCAGGTAAACAATAGAGCCAGATCAATCTTAGCCTTCTCGCCTTCTGAGAACGATGCATAACTAAATTCATCACGATGCCTAGACTTAATCTTCTCGTTAAACGCTTCATCAATCTCAAACGAGATAAAGAAGTCCATCGCCTGTAGATACTTATTAACTAGCTTATTAATGACCGGTAGGTACTGTTTAATGATCTTAGTCTTGATACCTGTATCCTTGAGGAGTAAGGAGGCAATTTCAAGGTAATGCCTTTCTTCGACCAAAGTACTTTTTGCTTCCGAATGAACGACCACCTCCTTAGCAATTGCTTTGAGCTTGACTTGCTCTTCAGTAAGCTTAGATACATCCGATCCAGTAGTAGGGATGTCTTGGTTGAGCTTTTGAATATACGTCTGGCTGGCAATGATTCGGGTATTGAGACTAATGATAGTGCTCTTATGTTGAGCGATTTTCTCTTCGACAAGAGTAATCTCATCAAGTCTTTTCTCAATAGCGTCAAGTTGTTCGGTAAGGGTCTGAACAGCGGTTTCAATTTCACCAATTTTATGTTGGTGAGTCGCTTTTGCATTCTCTTTGACTTCTGCTTCCAAAGCTTGGTTGCATGTCGGACATACATCATGTTCGTCATAGAACGATACATGTTTCTCTTGTGTCTTAATTCGCTCGGATAATTTTCTAAGGAGTGCATCCAGTTCCGTACGTTTAGAACGCTTCTCGCTGTTGTCCACAATACTGGATTGAAGTAGACTTGCCTCGCTGCTTTCTTTCTCGACAGAAAGCTGAAGCTGTGCAATCTCTGCATTCGATTCAGATATTCGCTTTTGTACATCTTCTACTTTCTTCTGCTTATCTTCTTCAAGCGTCTTAATATAGTCCTGCTGAATCCTTACCTTAGACTTACCCAGTTCAATCTTATTCTCTAGATCAGTTAACTTAACCTTAACATCATTAGCTTTATCCTTCAGCACCGTATTCATGACTGTAAAGATCTTTATATCTAATAGATCCTCAATCACCTCTCGTCTGTGCGCGGCAGGTAACTGCATGAAGGGTGTAAAGGAGGCAGAGCCCAGAATAACGATCTGAGTAAACGACTTATAGTTTAACTTAAGTACATGCTCTTCCAAATACTTCTGATAATCTCTGGCGGCCGCATCCTGATTCAATAGCTCACCATTGAGATAGATCTCAAATATAGTCGGCTTACCTCCTCGGCATATCTTATACTCTTTACTGCCAATAGTAAACTCTACCTCTACCAACATATTCTTACCATTGATAGAATTTACCAACTGAGGTTTATTCACCGACCTGAACGCTCTATTAAAAAGACTGTAACATAATGCATCTAGGATAGTAGACTTACCTGCACCATTTTCACCTATGATAAGAGTAGTAGGTGACTTATCAAATCTGACCTCTGTAAACTGTGCGCCAGTTGATAGAAAGTTTTGCCATCTTATAGTCTTAAATTTAATCATACTTCTTCGTAATTTTGCGCTTCAACGTACAATGTTTTCATCAAAGTCTTAATACGTTCTTTATCTGCTTCTGTCTCAAGGCTATCAACGTATTGCGATAGTAGGGTAACAGTATCTTCTAAGTCTATTTCTTGATCACCAAGAGCATCAGATTCAAACTCAGATAGATCTTCAATAATCTTTAACTCTAAGGGGTTAACCTTATACAACCTCTCAATAAACTGATCGTACTTATAGTAATCTTTTTTATTAACAACTATTAATTTAATGTGCTGATTGGCATACTGGCTTATATCAACAGTAGAAGGGTCTACTTTCTCATCGTCGTAATAGATCTTAGTAAAGATATGATTAGGGTTCTCAATAAACTCTAATTCCCTTGTACCGGTATCAAAGATATGGAAGCCTCTAGCATCATCATAATCAGCCCAAGTCATCTCGTAAGGATTACCCAGATAGGTAATGTTACCTTTACTACTACGGTGATGGAAGTGACCTGAACAAACTAGATCAAACTTCTCAAACAACTTAGGATCAAACCCTTCATCGTTCTCATGACCCTTATACATCTGAAAGCCAGCAATCTCAAAGTGACCGAACAATACTTGAGAGTTAGATACCTTAATAGCCTTCATGCACTCGTCGTAGTTATCTGTACAGATCCAAGGCATGAGTAAGATAGATGTACCATCAACGCCATACTCAATAGGTCCACTATAAGCAGTTACATTATCATAGTCGTTGAGTAGGAGACCAGGGCTATTAACAGCATTAGTATTCTTAAAGAACGTATCGTGATTGCCTACAATCATTACTACTTCGATACCCCTTTGCTTGGCCGCACTAAAGAAATAATCGCGGCAAGAAGATAAAGTATTAAAATTAATATACTTGCGCCGATCAAAGCAATCACCAAGATGAAGGATTGTCTTAATACCCCTCTTGTCGATCTCAGGAAAAAAGGTCTCATCGTAAAACCTCCTAAAGAAATTATCGAAAGGTATAGAATCTGATCTTGCTCCGAAATGAGTATCTGTAACTAGCGCTATCTTTGTCATTACCAATGCCTTATAGTATTAGCCATAATAAAAAAACATGTCACTATATGTATGATGACCCAGAAGGTTTTAAGGAATAGAGCAATACGAGCCTCCCGAAGAGATAGGATAGGCACATCAGGTCTATCACTATCGGTACTACCCATCAGATGCCCGGTTGCCCGCGCCCAAATTTTCTCTAGACTATTCAATCTTGATACTCGTTATCTTCTTGATGACCAACTCGCATAGACATATTAGAATCCGTCTCGCGTACCTCTACCTTGCAGCACCAAATGCGATCTTGCTCACCATAACTTGGTAGGAAGATAGTATTAATATATTCGTACAAGAAGTCTGCAAGACCTTCACACCCAGTCTTTTCTACTTCTGTAATCTTTGCAATACCTTGACGACCAAGCTCAAGTAAGTACTCACGTTTAGGGTCATCTTGCGCAACGAGTAAGGTATGATCAAACCATTCTTCAAGTTTATCTTTCAATGGTCGTAAGCCACCGAAGTCCATTACCCAGTTACGCACATCTAGGGTATCAGATTCAAACTCAAAATGAAATGATAAAGCATAACCATGCACCATATTGCAATGACTATCAGCCCTCCACTGCCGGTACGCAACAGGTCCGATCTGCTTATACGTCTTAGTTGAGATATATTTTTTTGCCATTTTTAATCCTATGTTAGTTAGCATAGGCAGCAGAGTTTATAGAGCGGGATGACGCCGGAGACCGCTTTGCATTATGTATACTTCTTATCGTGCTCTTTGCCAATGCCATAACTACCATCGTACATTTTAAGCGCTTCTGCATCAAACGACAAGTACTGCCCTACTCTTGTCCCTCTTTTAATTTTGGCTGTATCAACCGTAACATGTAGAACACCGGCCATAACACCGTGGTAACCAGAATCGTAAAGACCTGAAGTAATAAAACAACCATTACGATTAAGAGTGCTACGAGTAATGACCCAGCCAGCCTCACCCTCTCCCACATGGATGATGTTTTCCATAACGATCTCATAAGCCCCCGGGTAAAGCGTAAAATAGCCATACGTGTCAGGTATGAGTTCTTTAGAACCCCGGTGTATTTTATGTTCATTACTAATCTCAAATATGTTAGGTTGAATTTGAAATACCTTATCAAGCCGAAGATCAACAGCATTAGGTTGAATATCTTCATCGACAACGTTAGTTAACTTTGTTCTACTACTCTCACCCATTACATGCTTCATACTGAAGGGTTCTGAGTATAGTTTATATGTGACTGTCATGCACTCTCCGGAATATAATAAGGGTTCTCCATCGTCTCAAAATAGGCGACAGCATCAAGGTACATTGTATTGAAATTTAATTTCCAAACTCGATTAGGTGTAAGAGATACACTACCTTCATATTTTGTTGACGATAGGTTAAAGCGATTGTCTATAAAAAGGGGTGATATTTCATTTCTGAATATATAAAGACTTTGATTCAAGTACATAATACAAGCAAACGTTCCATCTACCCTTGATAACGATGACCAACCGTAATCAATAATTTGCTCAAGTAACCAAGCAGTATCCCAAGTATTAGGGCTAAGTTTATTCTGCTTAATAATACCATTATGCCATAGCATGGCATCACCATACACTGCTGGGTGAATATTCTTCGAATTTGTAGTAGGTGCTTGAGAATGAGCGATTATAAAGTCGCCTTCTTTACAAGGTATACCGTCAATTAGTGTATCAGGCATTTTACCGGAATCTTGAAATAAAGTTTGAAACTCTATCTTACCTTTATAAGGTTTAAAAGTAGCCAGTGAGTAGTTTAACTCACCTCTATAAGCATTAAGAGTATATAACTCTTTAAGTTTTTCTTTATATAAAGACCCGGTTATTGCGCACATCTTACACCTTCATTCTCTCGATTAGATCTTGCCATGGGATTACTTTTGAATACTCAACTGTATCATTATAACCTACCTTAGCAAAATTAGCAATACGTTCAGAGCAACTAGGGCACTCACCACAAGAACGATGCTGGGCATCTGGATTATAACAAGTCATAGTAAACGTTGTAAGCATTAAGCTACCATCCAGATCTTGCAAGATCAGTAACTCATCGTACTTAGATAGTTGACTAAAAGGTGCAATCAACTTAATCTTAATGATGCGGTTTTCAGATAACAAATCGTTAATCTTATCTACCCAACGCTGGGTCGTGTCATGATAACCATACTCATCGTGAACCTGCAAACCACAAATAACTGTATCAACGTTCTGCGTTTCAGCAAATGCTGCTGCTATTGACATCAAGATCATATTACGATTAGGTACATATGTCTTAGGTCTAGGATCACCTAAGACATCTTTAATCGTCGGCATAGCCATATCGGTATCGACGTTGGCAGAAAAGCCTTTACTAATATCACCTAGGAAAGAAGCATCTACAACCTTGTGGTTTACACCTAGTAGGTTAGTAGACATTCTAGCCATATCAATCTCTCGACTCTGCTTCTGACCGTAATAGAAGGTCAATGCAGATACATTTTCTTTGCCATATTTCTCTACAGCAAGTCGCATTGCAATGGTACTATCCATACCACCAGATAGAATAACTACGCAACCTTTCACATCGGGTAGTAATGACAAGGGATCATTTAAAGTCATCTTGTTTCTCTTTCAATTCTTTTTGAATACGGTGAATATAGACTACTGCATCCATTAATTCTTCTTTAAGATGCTGAATCCATTGCATTAGATCTAGATCGGTACGCTCGGTAGTAACACCGTATTTGTCAAAGCCATGACAGGCTCTTGACTCAAATTCATTACAGATCTCATTTACGTTAGGATCAGGTCCTGTGATCTTATAAGTTGTCATTGTCTTGCAGTCTTTGTACAGAAGTTAGTTACATCGGCAATATTACCATATTTGTAGAGCACTCTGTTATTACTTGCACGTACAGGGTTAATATCAATACCACCTCTACGCGTATACAAGCATGCTACAAATAACTCTTCAGGCTGAAGCAAGTCAAAGAGACGCTTATAAATGCATTCGGCAATCTCTTCATGAAAGTGATTCTCTTTACGCATCGATACAATATACTTAAGCAATGACTCCGGGGTAACTGCCTTATCCCCTTTAATATGCACATACACATCGCCCCAATCGGGCTGATTAGTTACTCGGCAATTTGATCTAAGTGAATACGATCGCCATTTTTCATACCGACCAATACTGGGTACTACTTGTAATGTATTAGGGCTTTCATTATACTCATCAAACGTCATATTACCAATATTACAGTAATGCTCTAATGATGTAAAGTCTCCAACAATAGGCTTAACTGTATCAACGTCACCCCAACGAACAAACACATCCACCTCGGCACCTACAGCATCAGATAGATCACTTGCAATCTTATCTTCTACTTGCCACATATCATCTGTATTGGTAACTAACTTAGCCATATTATAAGAGTTCAAATATAGCTTAACCGACTTTGACTCTACAATATTAGGAGAATCAGATGGGTATGTAAACTTTAACCAACCCGATACAGGGAAGCCATTTGTAAGTAGAGTAGAAAATTCATAAGCATTCCATGCATCCACACCTACAAACGGCAAGTTTGACTCATCAATTCCGTATGCTGTCCTATTTAAAATTCTCGGAACAGGTACTAACAAAGACGCATCTACAGCATCAGGAGTCACATAAGGCTTAACTGCAGTCCCATCTCCGGCTTTTCCCAGATGGACCCCTACCAGTTTATTCAATTTATCTTGGTTATTCATTATCTGCCCTCTAAAAAATCTATAATCGTATTAACTCTATCACGTACAGAGCCTTTAACTCTGTGTATACTTAACTTTTCCTTCTCGATAGTAGTTTCAAACAGTTCAGCTATCTCATCTCTAAACTGCTTATCAATACTACGTACCCCATCATCTACAATTTCAAATTCAGGTTCAATATAGAACACGTAATCATAGGAATTCCATACTTTTTTAAATACATCTTTTGCATATTTTAAAGTACTACTAGAAATTTTATTATTTTTATAAAGGTACGTACTATATACCAGACCATCTAGCGCAGTACGATCAGTCAGCATGTTATCATGCATAAACACGTTAACTATATGCTCATGCATAATTAGACGTTGAGTATTATCAGTACCTTCTTCGTTAATGGGTAAACCATAACTCTTTACACGACGAGTTACCTCATCACATATAACAAAGTCTTTAAACCATTTTTCTGATCGCAATGCATTTAAAAGAGTAGTCTTACCTACCGATTGCGCGCCCGTTATACCAATTCTCATACAAAGAGATCTCATAAACCCTTTTCTTTCAAGAAGAAATTCCATGCCGATAAAGAGGTCATCTTAAGAGATACATAAAGATCTTCTCTAGTATAGTTTCTATTACGTACATAAACAGATTTCAATACATCACCATCATCTAATTCTGCAGTACATTTATGTACAACACTGCCTATTATAGTATACTTGTCATTATCTTGCCATACTTTTTCTTGCGGATCTTTACCTTTTAACTCAGGGTAGAGAGTAATTGCTCCAGGGTGCCCGTTATATATTTCGTACTTCTCACATATATCAGCTGGTAGAATGCGAAGGTAGCCATGAAGACTAATAAGGGTCTGAGGAACATTATATACCACCTGGTTTCTAAAGTAGTTCATTAACATATCATGCTTGGCAGACATAATAGTAACACCCAGCTCACGAATGCCTGGGTGAAATTTAATTCTATCTTCGAAATTATTAGTTACCAGTAAGTCTGGTTTACGTCCAATAGACTTAGATAGCTCAACAATCTCTGATCCGGTTTGACTAAAGAATGTAACCCAGTTCATTATCTGTACCCATGAACATATGATCTAAAGTACTTAATATTATGTCTAATGGTGTGCATTGTAGCTACCGAGGGTTCAGGAGTATTAAGTAACTCAATGAGTTTAATGGATTTCTTAGCATCCAATCCACCAGGCTCATAGCCAAGATCCAAGATAGCATGAACAATAGGGTTGGAAGTATCCAATGACTCCAACCATTCGAAGCCTTGACGATAGAACATGAACTCAATTGGAAGCGCACAGCCAAGGAGGTGATGTGGTTTTTTAGTATTGATAACGCCGTCATTTAATAGTCTAGTTAAAGTTTGTACCCTACCTAATGCATAACCCATCCATTTATTTGGATGAGGACAGACTTCGAGGTAGTACGAGTAGTCAAAAGAAATAGCAATCTTATCTACACCAATTACATTATCAAGATAATCATAACATTGAACGAGGTCTGCATAACTCTTACCCTGAACGACACCAATAGTCTTGCCCGGTAGATCAGAATACTTTTCTTTCCAGTCTAATGCATTGTCCATCGTACCTAGAGCATTCTCAAGTACATCAGGTATAATATACTCGGTTGGTTTGAGTTCATCTATCCAATGGGCAAACTTATCGGAGTCAAAGGCAGTACCCAGTTCAAAGATAGAATTATCTAGTAAGACAGTTCGACCTTGAGCTAGAGAGTCTTTAAAGAATTGTAGGTAGGTTGGTTCGGTCTCGAACAAGTGGACAAGAGCGTAATCGTAATCGTTATAATCACGAGACCGATCAAGAAGGCAAAGCGGGGATTCATGGCTAATTTTCATTGTAGTTTCTCAATAATATCTAATGCTACCGGGGCCCAGAGTACGGCATCATCGTACTTAGTTTTCTTTACCCGGTGCTCATTCATACTCACATAAGCTATCATATCTTCTATATTATAGCGGTAAATAGATTTAGTATCCACATCTACCCCGTAAATTTGTTTAGCCATTGTAGTATACAACCACCCCGCCTTCTGTTTTTTATTATTAAACAGCTCTACACAAAGGGTACCCATATAGTAATTAGACTTAACATCTATAGCAACTCCATCAATGATGCAATCAATTTTTAGTACTACTTGACTTTTTATATCATTCTTATCTTCAAATAAGATATTATTAGTCTTACAGTATTCTGCAACAATTGCTTCACCAAGGTCACCTTTGGCACCATTAGCACCATAGCGACCTTCGGAGTTTGCATACCATGTCATAAATTACCTCTTAATTAAAGACATAAATTCAGCTCGGCAATCGGGCTCACTCTTAAAGCAACCGCCAAGCTTGGCTGTAAGGGTAGAAGAAGAATGATCTTCAACCCCTCTCGACTTAACGCAGTAATGAACACCTTCAATAACAACTGCAACATCTTCGGTATCAAGGATAAAGACCAATGCATGGTATACTTGCTCGGCAATACGTTCTTGCACCTGAGGGCGACGCGAGAAGTATTCTACGATACGGTTTAACTTAGATAGACCAAGTACCTTGCCTTTAGGTATATAACCAATATGTGCTTTACCATCGATAGTAACAAAGTGATGCTCGCAGTTAGACATCATAGTAATGTCTTTCTCTACTACCATCTCATCGTACCCCATCTTATTATCGATAACGGTACACTTAGGAAAGTTCTCTGGCTTCAAGCCCCAGAAGATCTCTCGTACAAACATCTTAGCTACGCGCTTAGGAGTATCCATTAACGAGTCATCAGTCAGATCAAGACCTAGCGTCTCCATAATGACAGCAAAGTTCTTTTCGATCTTTGCAATCTTACGCTCATCCTTTACCCCAAGTCTATCCAATACAATAGGGGTATGAACGCCCTTAGAGATAAGATACTCTTCTACTTTATAGCCTAGTTCGGCGTCCGTTTTTCCAACTTGTAATGACATTTAGGTTCCCCATTCGTTTTTAAATAAAGGCACTTGAAGGCGATCGCTATAACGATACCCCTTCTTCATGGCAAATTCTGCCACAGCCCGGTTGTTCATATGATATACCGACTCAACACCACCAACAGGCATTAAGTATACCGGCCCTCTAAAGCCTGCCTCGCGATAGGCTTCTACTGCCTTCTCTGCTTCATTAACATCTTCTTGAGATGCGACTACAAACTTCAAATACACATACCCTACGTTACCATAGTCTGCAACAATTTCAGGCTTAATAGCTTCATCCCACTTCTCACCTGATACTGATAGCTTAGGTGATACAGAGAACGTTACCTGACGATCGAAATTACCAGGTACACCCCAGCCCCATCTATCAAGATAATCTTTAAACGTTTCACTAAGTTCTTGAGTACCATTAGTCTCAAAAGTAATCTCTTTTAATGCTCTCATCTTCGGATGCTCGAGCAAGTCAGGATATGCCCGTTGCCAACCTAGTAGAGGCTCACCGCCAGTAATTACAAGATGCTCATCTCTCCATTCCTTGTACGGTAGAGAGTCAACGATAGCATCAGCAACAGCATCTGTAGTTAGCATAGGGCTTAAGTCTTTAAACTCAGGCATCCAACTGGCATAACTATCACAACCAGTACTGACTAATGGTAGTGCATTGTACGTTTGAAAAGGGGTAACCAAGACATGTGTAGCTGCAATACCAGCAGCCTCCATGCTTAATTCACCTTTAGGCATACCGAAGCCAGCACATTTAAAGTTGCAGCCAAACGTACGAAGGAAAACGGATGGTACACCCATGTACCTACCTTCGCCTTGTATTGAATAGAATAGTTCTGCTACTTTTAGTTTAGCCATTAAACGATCTCCTCTACGATACCGAGAATCTCGGCAACGATCAAAAGGATACCTGTAGTAATGAGACTGCCGCAAATTAGGGCAATGCCAGCTAGAATACGTAGACCGCTTTTTACAAAGCTAATCTTACGGTGGCGGTCGGGATCTGGAATCAGATCAAAGTCAAATTGAATCATTAGATTCTCCTAGTTGTACGTGGAAGGGCACGATCCATTATATAGGCTACTCATAATCAGGATCAACGGGTTCTGGTACTTTCTCGATAACATATCTACCGAAAGCTAATCTAGTCTTCTTAAGCTTAGGGAAAGGTACTACTGGCCAATCAGGATTAATCCACGTTGGCTTCTTACGAGGGGAACAAGAGGTATTAATTATAAAGAAACGATCGCGAGGTACCCCGGCTTGTTTGCGAGCATTATTAATATGCTGCCACAAGAAGAGGTCCTCTTCGATACTTTCGTAGGTTTCATCTGGTAAGGCGAAACCTTCTTTATCTCTAGTATAATAATAAACTTTAACAGGCATAAACCTATTATAAGCTATACCCTATTCAATGTCAAGTATTCCTTCGTCAGAAACGGCTTTTTTCTTAGGTTTTTTTACCGTTCTCTTATCAACATCGATGTGATCTACCTGTTTTCTCATCATTTCTATTAAAGAATTCGCGAATTCTTCATTACCTTCAGAGTGTGCTATCAGCATATCAATATCAATGTTCTCCATTAATTTGTACTTAGTTGCTTGTTGTTTCTTTTCTTTCTGAATCCGTCTTACGAATGCAAAGAAAGTAATTTGCGTAAAGTAGGCAAATGGGTTCATACCTCGCTCGGGGTCAAACTTAATAACCGCTGTAAGACAATTTTCGATACCATCTGATATCATATCGTCTTTATAGGTGTAATTGATGAAGTTAGCTTTATATGAAAGGTGAGTAGCTATCTTGAGAAAGCACTCACCAATATACTCTGTTACCCTCGGTCTTTCTTCACCTCTTTCTGCTGCATCGAGAACCAGTCTACGGTAATCAACTAAAGCTTCAAAAAACTCTTTATTGTTTACGTAGTGAGCTGGTGCTTTCTTTTCAGTGATAGGTCCTATCGGAACCACGTCTCCAACCATCATTATCATTCTCCTCGGTGATTTCATTTTCATCAATATCGACATCACCTGAAAGTGCTTCATCAATATCTTCTTCGGTTGCTATTTCAGAATTTTCATACTCTACTATAAATTGTTTATATTGAGATTCTGCTTTTTCCATCAAATTTGTTGCAATAATAATATTACGTACTGGGAGTCTTAAAACTTCTTTTGTAGACATTTTAAGCCAGGGCTGCATAATATACGACTCAATAAATCCTCCCCCATAGGGCATTCTCATAGAATGAATTACTACAGGTTCAGATACTTCAATATATCTTTTTTCATCCAGCTTATCGCATTCATCTTCTGTAGAGACGATTAAATTTTCTCCGCTGGTTAACTTTAAAAACTTACAGTACATTTAGAGGTACCTTTACTAGATTGTAGTCAAAGTGCTCATCATTATAGGTCTTAATTCTTTCGATCATATGCAATAGAGTATAGTTCTTTCTTGTCTTCCAAGTCAGATCATCACCAATATCGTATAGATTACAATGTGTCTTTGCATCACCTTTTCTTAACCCTCTACCTACCGATTGTAAGTTTCTAATTCTTGACTTCGTAGGCGATGCAAAAACAATATTGTGAAGGTTTCTAATATTTATACCTGTAGAAAACGTACCGTAGGAAGCAACAATAATAGCATCACTCTCTTGTTCTGTAATTCTTCTAATGTCTTCTCTATCAGCAGTCTCTGTACCACCGAATACAAAGAATACTTTTCTATCGCCGGCTTTAGCCTTTATCATATCAAAAAGTATTTGCCCATGCTTCTCAACATACTGAAATAGTACCAACGAATTACCTGTTTGGCTAAGAGCAAGATTGCGAATAAATTTATTCCTAGGCTCATAGCCACAAAGAAAACTCATCTCATCAGGGTACTTATTATCCTTACAAGCTTTTTTAACATCATCAGGATATTGAAGTATCAGACCGAATATCTTTAACTCAGCCAACTGATCATTGTCCATCAACTGTTTGGTGGTTGTTACTTTGTATACCGGACCAAAAAGGCCCTCTAGTACCAGTTTATGAGTCTTGGAACCATCCAATGTGCCTGTTGTACCTATGCGATAAGGTGTATTGACCATCTTATGCATAATGCCAGTTAAGGACTTAGCTTTAAAAGTATGCGCCTCATCTCCATATACAACCTGATAGTTCTCAAAGAACTTCTTTGGTAATTCGTAAATAGATTGCCAGGTGGAGATTACTATTGGTAATAGATTCTCTTTAGAATGACCTGCATAGATGCGGGAGCAATTCTCTGATACCTTCCATCCATTGTTTTGTGAATAAGATTGGAAATCAGCATACATCTGCTCTACCAATGAAGTAGTAGGAACTAAGATAAGTTGGCGTCTTCCAAACTCTTCATTCCAACGCAGCAGACAATAGATGATGAGAGACTTACCGGAACCGGTTGGAGATAGGAGAAGACTTCTTGCATTAAAAATTGCTTTATGAATTGCATCAAGTTGATAGTCTCTTATAGCAGCGCCTTCTGGTAGACTAAGATTAAGCCCCTCAACAAATTCTTTTACTATCTCAGGATTTACGGCATCAGCTTGAATGTGATACTGTTCATAATCTATCGTATAATTATTAACCTCAGCAAAATGTTCTAAGTAACTAATTAGACCAGCATATAATTCTTTTGTAAACATTGAAAAGAGTCTAATCTTTCCATCCCATATCTTATTACGGAAGAGGGGATGAAACTTAGCACCCGGGGCATCAAAAGAAAAGTGATCTGAAAGTTCCTGCGCTATTGAAGGATCTGCGTGTACTGTTATGTAAACTTCATTTTTCTTCTTGATTGCTATATCAGCCATTACATCATACCGTTGGTAAATTTAGCCCACTCGATACCTGATTTTATATCCCAGGTCCGCGAGTTGAGAGATCTAATTATTTGTTCTAGTGTGTAGATAGTAGTTTTAAAGTATTCTATCTTGTCTTGTAACTCTATCAACTTGTTATCACAATCTAGTAACTCGTCCATTTCACTCTTCAATGGTTTGTTGCCTTGATATTGAGCCCACCCCTCATCCTCTAAATCCTGCTTAGTCATCTCACCCCTGAAGTATTTGTACTTCAAACGTCTGGTGTTAAGATAGTCCGACTCTGCTTTACGGAGCTGGAGCTTGGTGGTGGACATCACCGTAATGTACTTAGAGTGTAGAATAGGAACCCGGGCAGCTTCGTGCCCAAGGTTGGTCTCGTTAATAGGAGCGTCCTTAGACCACTCCTCTGTCAATTCACTTAGTCGCATAATATAGTAAAGGTTGCTTAATCAGGTAGGTCGACGGTAATTACTTCTTCTCTCTTTTGTTCTGGTTGAGGGCCAAAGCTAATAATGGCTTCTGGATTACCTTGGAAGCAGAAATGACCGTAATGGTTGAGAGAGATAGAAGGATCAAGCCAAACATCTCCGCCAATTTCTTGCCAGCGTCGGCAGAACGTATAGTCTTCAGATAGGTAACGACGATCAACAGGATCAATACTGGTATCAAACAATGCGTAGAAGTGATCTTTCAGATCGGCATTATTGATATTAACATCGTTATTGTATTTAAACTCAGGATAGGCTTTAATCATCTTAAGAATAGCTTCGCGGCTAATCATCATGAACCCAGTACCTGCGTCATGTAGTTTGATCAAGCCATTTTCAACGCCAATAGTCTTAGTCTCTTTATCAACAAACTTAAAGTTAATAGCGTAGTCTGAACCAAAAGAGGCCATATCACGATCAGACAGGTTCTTATCTTTGTTAGCTGGGTCCGTTAAATTAGATCTAATCTTATCCCATGCAACACCCTTCTTAGGATATGCACCAACCACTACGTCTTTCTTGTGAGCGTATAGCTTCAAGATATCTTCAGTCTGAAATTCAATATCAGCATCGATGAACATAAGGTGAGTATAATCAGATGCTAGAAAATAAGCCACTAGTACGTTGCGGGCTCGGGTCACTAAAGACTCGTTAGCAATAGTACCAAAGGCAAGAGGGATTTGATGCCCGTTAAAGAATGTCATCATCTTGATGACTGAACGAAAGTAAGGTTCGTTTAGCTGACCACCATAGCATGGGGTAGCGATAAAGAATTTATTTTTACGAATCTCATCAACGGAAAGTTGAACTTGCTTAGTTGCCATAATTTAGCTCCAAAAAAGAATTATAAAACTTCAATATCAAATAGTTTATATTTAAAAGAAGCGATACCTACGAAATAATCAACCGAGGAAGAGGTGATATCAAAATCAAGAGCTTCTACTGAGACAGGAAAAACATCTTTAAAATTAATATTTGTTTTCGGTACGTTGTTACTATCCAATATAGTTAAAGTTGCATCTGAGTAAGCTACCGCCATCGGAGCACCACGAGCATCTTTAACAAAAGGAAACCTATTCAACCGTTCTCCAGTAAAATTTCTATATTGATTATAGTCGTTTGGAAAGCCAAGTGCAACTAACCATTCATATAATTCAATATAATTTGACATATCTTCAGTTATTAAAAACCGAATTGTAAAGTCACCAAATACGTTCTTATCACCTACATGAGGTATATCTAGAAAAGGTGTTGGTTGAAGGGTAAACCCTAAAGTCAGCCCTGGTAAATTAGCCGACTGACATGTAAATGCTACGCTTGGTAAGTTTTTAATTAAAAACCTGAAAGCGTTCGGTCTAAGAAAGTTAGTAACCGGTGTAGTCGTTATGCTACTAACTTCGTTTAATACTGTTGAAAGATTTGCTGTAAACATTAATTATTTCCTCTACAATATTTATAACAAAAAAAGGGAGCTGTTTAGGCTCCCTTTTAACCCGTTGCCGGGATCCGTTCTTATCGACGGCTTTAGATTACATCAAGTTAGTAACCTTGGTGCGACGATAGTATTGATTACGGTTCGCTGTGAAGGTGGATGCATCAGCAACACCGTTTGCAGAAGTTGTAACGTAGGGGTTAGCAACCATTCCGTAACGAGTCTTAAAGCCAATTTTTGGCTGGAAGCTGTCAGGATCAACTGCGCGAACCATTTGTAATGGAACGTAAGGGCAGTAGAAAATACCGGCGTCATAAGGTGATGTACCTTTGTAGCCAGCAACATAGAACTGGTTAGCAGAACCGAGGTTGGCAGAATATGGATCAACATAAACTTTGAAACGACCGTTCAATACACCAGCAAATGTGTTACCAGTATCATCAACGTTCAAGTTTGTAGACAATGCAGGGGTGTAATCTAACACACCGGCCATGGCCAATGCGGAAGCTACGTCAGCAGAGCAAACGATGAAGTTACCTTTACCACGACGAGTATCTTGACCAATGTGGTTAGCATCTCGTTCGATGTTAAACAATAGACCTTTGAAACGCTCAACAGACCAACGACCGTTAGAGTCAACGTCTAGGTTGAATGTACCGGCAGTAGCAGTAGACGGTGAACCGGCTTTAGCAACTGTATATATTGTACGAACAACTTCACGGTTAATTTCAAACATAATTTCTTGTGAAAGAATGTTAGACAACTCTGACTCAGCGTCAAGACCGTGAACTGCTTTCAAGTCTTGAGCAAGTTCAAGAGTGTATTCAGCTTTCAGAGCACGTGAAGTGGCTGTAACTGTAGTCTTGTCAATTGAGAAGCCCATTTGACCGAATGCATTAGTAGATGCATCACCCAATGCTTCAGCTTGTGCTGTAGACATACCACGACCAGTTGTGTAACCGGATGCAGCAACAGGATCAGTACCAGCATGGGTACCGTTCAATGGTGTGCCAGAGTTAGCAAGAGCAGACGTATAAGATGAAGATGAGAAATCAGTATCGGCTTCGTTAAACAAAGCTTCTGTTTCTGATCCAACAGCGCGAGTGTTGCCATATACGGAACGCATAGCGAAGATCAAGCCCGTTGGGCCAGTCATAGGCTGAACGCCGCAGATGTCATAAGCCATTAAGTTAGGCATTGCACGGCGTACAAGACCGATCAAGATCGGGTCATACTTAGCAACACCAGCAGTGCCGTCACCGATACTGTTAGCAGGAGCTAACTCGTTCAGCATACCGCGCTCTTCTGCAAGAGCTTTTTCTTGGTTCTCTAAAAGAATGGCTGTAACAGTCTTCTTGTAGTTGTCTTTGATCTCAGGAAGATCGGCGTGCTCGAGAATGGCACCCCATTTCTTTTGGATATTTTCTGATAGGTACATTACCTGTTCTCCTTCTGTTGGGAATTGTTATTTATTTATAGTTTAACGATTTTTGATAGATCTTGATAGAGTATCAACGTATCTGGACATCATGCTGTTATTGTCGATAAATGCAGAAGGATTAGTTCCACTTTCTTCGACGAGCATCTTTTCTGGAGATTGCTTAGGTGTCTTAGGGAAATAATTTTCCTTTATAACAGATACTTTCTCACGATACAGATCCTCAGAATCAAAATCTACACCTTCAACTAATTTCTTCAGCTTTTCAGCCTCAGTAGCGGCAAGATCTTGTGTATGCTCGTCAAGAATTGCAGACGCTTTAAGCGAATTTAATTCCTTGGCTAGCTCAATGCTTTGTGTAATAGACTCATCTAGTTCAGATTGTAAGCTTTCTGACTTGGCTTGCAATTCATCTAGAACGTCATATTTTTCTTCTGGCACTTCGATAAAGTGCTCTTTGAACAATGTCTTCATGCCTTGGATAAAGTCTTCAGCAATTTCAGTTCTCAAGCCAGACTCTATTGCTAACTCGTTCTCTTCCATGTACTGCTCAACAACATAGTTCAAATAACCATCAACTTTTTCAATTAGAGCTTCTTTAAACTCTACCAATTGATTAGCTGTTTGCTCTTCTAACTTAGAAGTAACTTTCTCCATCTCGTTATTAACTCTAGCAATAACGGCGGCTTCGAAAATAGAAGAAGCTTTTGTTCTGAATTCTTCGGATAGGTCTTCGCCAAAGATAGAGTCAAGTTGAGTTTTAATATCAACAGTTTCTTCTTCAGCAATTGTCTCCCCATCTTCATCTGTCCCCTCCATAGCCTGAGTCTTAACAGACTTAGCATCACCCTTCATAGGGAGAGGATTTACTTCCTTAGAAGCTTTGGCAGCTGCACTGTTCTTACCAGTAGCATCCATTACCTCTTCCATATCAGCATCTTTAGAAGAGCCTTGTCTAGGCATTGAAGAATCTCCCTGACCTGAGCCTTGCCCAGATTTAGAAGTATCTTTTGCTGTATTAACGGAAGGCTTGCCATCTGCAACCGCTGTTTCTGAATCGTGCGCTTCAGTCAATTGCTCAGTACCGTTTGCACGGCTTAGCAATTGTTTAATTTTGTTCTCTACTGACATCCTTGGCCTCCTAAGAGTATGTTTAACGTTTATATTTATATAAATTAGTTACTTGATAGTTCGTAGGAACTGTTCAAATACTTGTAATTTAACTTTATTTAGGTCTGCTTTAGATGCCTTCCTAATAGTGGTCTGTGCTTGTTCAACCTGTATGGCTTTCCAAACACCATTTTCCAAAATCCAATCAGCTGACTCCATAATACCTTGCACGAAAGCATCAGGGGCAGATGGGTCAGCAACAATATCAACTGTAGCTAAATGAAAGTCATCTTGGACTTCATTCACGCCTTCTTTGTTTAACTTAACGGATCCTAAACCTCTAGAAGATACACCCAGTCGAACACCTTCTTCGATAAAGTTTTTAGCAATCTTACCCATTGGCGTATCTAAAATTTTAGCTCTACCAAGGACATCGTTACCTTCAAACTTAAGTCCAGTGATCATATGTGATACTTGGTTAAGATTTATAGAGGGGTTAGGAGGATGTCCTAATTCACCCAATGAACGTTTTTCATTAATTAGTTCTTGGTATTTTTGAACTTCGCGTTCCATAATACTTCTACCATACATACGCCCATTGCGGTTTGCTTTTTCTGCCTGCATGAAGATACCTTCGATGTAAACAGACTTAGTACCGTCTTCTTTTTTTTCTGTCAGGAATTTTACATCCTGATTCATTTCTGTAATAAGTTTCATTAACGATTCCTATCTTCTAAAATTTGGCGATCAGGATCAACGAATCCAGATTCTTTTGAGAACTGTAGTATTACTGTACCGTTTGCAGCTCCAACGTTAACGTTAACGTTGGCATTAGCGTCATCAATTAAAGATACACCCATATCCTTTGTAAAGCCAACATAGTTTTGCCCAGCGTTCATTGCAAAAATAATATTACCATTTCTATTTACACTAGCAGCATTACCCACATCATATGTAATATCGGTAATAGGCCAAAGTACGTTACCTGCGGATTGGTTATTTGCAAATTGACCAGGGTAAAGAATATTAGCTAAGAAAACATTAGCTTGTCCAGTACCTGTAATCTTGACAGCAGCCTGTCGTCTTGTATTTTTTAAAACGAATATATTTGCCATTTTTAGTCTTCTTTGTTTGATTGCATATAATCTCTTACAGTACTTATGTAATCAGCACTCAAAGTAATTTTACTTTGTACCCATTCCGCAATGTTGGTATCATCTTCTAACATATCATGAACGGTTTGTGCATTAGCAATAATGGATCTCAATTGAGACTTAGCCATATCACCTTCATAATCGTACTCTCGAGGATCTTTAGCTTCAACTAACTTATTCCTCAGATGGGACAGGTTCATCTTCTTCTTCCTGGTTATAGAGGGATTGAGCTATCTCGACTTTTCTTACATCTAGGGCATCAGTTAATTTAGATGAAAGCGCAGAATCAAAACCAGCCTTGGCATCTGTATTGTTTCCGTCAATGATATCATCTATCATCCTGTTAATAATTTCTGTTGTATCCACAATGATCTCCTTAATAATGTATTATTTATTGTTGAGGAGAGGCGTTAACCTCACGACTTAGAGCAGCTGCTTGATCTGAACCCGGCATACCTGGTTGTATTTCAACCGGGTCTTTCTCGTTATCATTTTCAATTTGTTTAATTTCGTCATCAGTCAGTTTAAGAATATTCTTTCGAACATATTCTTTACTGTAGTATACACCAACATAGGGAGACATCTGATTTAAGAGATCAACTCGGTTGCGTAAATTCTCCGCCAATTTCATTTCTTGGTAGTACTGATCCTGGGCATACTTATAGTCAATCTTTGACTTAATACTTGACCAGTCTTCAGGGGTAATAATACCCTTTAATACCAATTGAGTCTCTAGCAGATCATCAAATAAAGCGTTAAATTTTCTACGCAGACGACTGATAAACTTTGCAAACTTAATCTCATCATTAGAGATTTCAGCCTGTCTACCGAAATTGAATCCAGAATTCTGTTGGAATCTAGATAACGGAATATTTAACGACTGGTATACCTTGTTCTGGAAGTATTCAATGTCAGCAATCTGACCTAGATTCTCTCCACCAGGTAATGTTGTAATTTCTGTACCTCGACCGCCTTCGCGTCTAGGTAACCAAAAGTCTTCCAACATAGTCATAAACTTACGATCGTCTTTGATCTCACCTGTAGTGGAGTCATAGATGATCTTATTACGGTACCGAGCCATGATGTCTTTCATGTACTGCTCGGCCTTTAACTTAGGTAAGTTACCTACGTCAATATAAAATATTCTTCTTTCTGGTGCTCTACTTAAACGATAGATGACCAAGGAGTCAGCCATCATCTTTAATTGATTGGTTGGCTTAATAGCTTTATTCAGATAACCTAATACAACATTTCTATCTAGATCTAAAACACCAGAAGGAACAAATGTAATTGTATCAGTTGCAATCTTAATGCCGTTGTTGTTATTTGGATTGGTACCGGCGGTATAGTTTAAGCCTTTTTCGTTATAGATGAAAAACTCATCTATTGACTTAATAACCTCTACACCAGATGGTAACTTATCTTTCTTTACTTCTCGTACTTTTCTAATCTTACGAGGGTCAACATACCTTAATTCTTGTATACCTTGCTTAGGTTGAGCAGGGTTGATAACCTTTTGATAGTACAAACGACCGTCAATATACCAACGTCTAAAGATGTCGTGAGCCTTGTCTTTAAAATCTAACAAGGAAACAACTTCATTAAACTCATCACGAATTTTACTCTTTATACTATCAGAAAGCTCCAGCTTCTCTAAATCTAGATAGACTGGATCTTCACTGTCCACAGCTGCGATTGCCTCTGTGACGATTTCTTCAATAGCATTATCAACATCTGGATAGGTAGAGATGTCTCGATAACGAGAAATCAACTCACTCTCCGAGCGAGCTGATGCATCAATATCAACATACGTGCCGAAATACCCCCCGGCCGAAACCGTGGTGGTACCATCTTCGGAAACCGGAGTTATAAAAGATTGACTTTTTAACTCCGATTGCTTATCTTCACGTCCAATTGTAAACCCAAAAAGATTAATTGCCATTATGTAATTTCAAAGATTAACGATTAAAAATACCACCAACATTAATAATACTACCTAACGGGTTGTTAGATACTGTAAAGTGTTGGTATTGGAAAGTCACGGTAAATGTAGAGATCTGGTCATTAGCACCGAAGTCTAAAGCTACTGGAGATAGATCAACTGGGAATGCATTAGCAATATTATATTGCTTTAATGCGTTACCATTTCTATCCAATTGGAATACTTGCATGTCGCGTTGGTATTCAGCAGGCTGAAGTCTACCAAATTTACCAGCATAGTCTTCCATACCGCCCATCCATTGCTCCATGGCTGAACGAATTGACATTTCAGCGTCGTTCATTACAGTAATGGTAAAGGGTGCGTAAATACGATCGCCAACGAATTTTACTTCGCGACCACGATATTGTACAATAGCAGGGTTAACTGTTTGACCAGGTAACTCAGCTACAGAAACTAAGAACGGGGCTCTTGCAACAGCCAGTGATTGTCCGGTTACATATGTCGGGAACGACAGTTGTACCATAAACTGGTTGGGGCGAGCTCCACCGTTGGTTAGTGATGATTTAAAACGTTCTACGTTAAATGTTGACATTTATTCTCTCCTTTATTAAGCGCCGACTTCTTCGAAAGAAATTCCGGTGCGAGTTGCAATAAAGTTGAGCTGTATGAAGTTAATCGCACGAGCTGGCTTGATAAAGATATCAGCAACAAAATTGTTGGTATCTATAACTTGGGCTGTGTTATTTGACTCATCGCAAACTACTTTAAAGTCCGTAATACCACGGCGACCTTGAACGTCACGTAGGAACGGTTCGACTAGATTGCGGAACTGTGCACGTGTGAACGGGTCGTTGAACTCGAACAACTGGAACTTGGCGGCTGTAGCGATTGCTTTCTCAAGCACAATAAACAATCTTCGAACGTTAATACGATCGAAGGCTGAAGGCTTGGCTAACAATGTTTTATCACCGAATAATACTGTACCGTTACCTGGGAATGTAACAACAGGGTTAACACCCTTTTTGTACAATGTGTCACGATCAGTTTTGCTTGGTGAATAAGCTAACTTAACAACGTTCTTAACTTGACCGCGGTTGAAACCAGCTGGAGAGAACCAAGGATCAGCAACGAAGTCTGTACGAACGGCAAGACCGGCTGTATCACCATTCAGTGGTACATAACGATATACATCGTTGTAGCGGTCATATTGATACTTATAACCAGAGTCTAGAACAGCATAAGAGCTAGATGTTAGAGATTCGCGGAATGCAACAACATCCGTAGCTTCATTACCTGCGTTATTAACTACATCGGCCAGTTCTGGAGAAGCAAAAACGATTACGTCTTTTCTTACTTCAGCCACGCTGGAGATAGCAAAGTTAACAACTGTAGCAGAGGCGGCACCTAATGGAAGCAACGAAATGTCATACAGTTCGTCGTTAGCAAATAAGGCCAAAGCGCTTGTAATGTTACCGTCTGTAGGAGCATCAGCAGAGACTCCACCTGATAGAGATATCGTAACGTTAGATGTCAGGTTAGCAAATAGGGATGCATTAGCTGCATTACCCCAGGCTGTACCTGTTGCAGTAACGTTAGCTGTATGATCCATCCAATAAACGTATGCAGATTGTGTATTTACCACATCTTTGTAGTATGCGGAAGTTCCATCAGATCTCTTAGCGTCAGAGGCTTTAGATGCAAAAGCAAACTTTTCAACCACAGTACCTGCTGTACCTGAGAACAATCCGTCTTCATCGATAACAGCAACGTGCAGTTCATCATGTGAACCACCTAATGCGCTTACGTAACCTGATGTACCAGGGGCAGCATCGAAGTTAGCAGCATAAGACCAAGTAGACCAAGCATTAGCATCAGCCATTGAGACTTTTAATGAATTACCCAGTGCTCCTGGATACTTTGCAGCCCATTCACCCACAGTACCTTCACCAGCGGAATAGGATGCTGTGTAGTGTTCTTCGTTTCTAATAATAACTGCAGTAGCTGCAGTGTTCGATCTTGCGTTTCTAGCGGTTGCTTGATCTACAACGCGAATCACTTGTAGGTTATTACCATAAGACAAGAAATTAGCAGCGGTAAAGAACGATTGGAATGTTGAGCTGTTAGGCTTTCCAAAAGTATTTACAAGTGCGTTTTCTGAATCTATCGTGGTAACAACACCAACTGGACCCCATGCAAATGCGCCAGCAAAGCCGCCGGCTGTTGTAGCAACGGCAGGTACGACCGAGGTAAGGTCCTGCTCTGTTACCAGAACGCCTGGTGATAGCTGAAATGCCATATTTTTCTCCTTATAATGTTATTCTGTCATAACAAATTTTTTATACCAGTATATTTATAAATTTCGAAATTTGACTATTACCAGTTACGTTCTTTTATAAAATCCGAGTAGTCCTTTTGATATTTATCACTTAGCCAAATATCACCATCTATAACTTCGACCTCAGGTTCCATTGACTGTCCATTATCAATATAACCAAATGGAGTTAATTCATCTTCTATATTCTTCATCTGCGAACTATAGAGTGCTTGTCTATTGTTTGCATTCATTAAATCTTTAAACATAGGGTCATTAGTAGCCCATGCAAAAAGAACTAACGTCATTGTTAAGTCATCGTTATAACCTTCATCTGCCTGGAATACACCATTGTGTTCAATAAATGTAGAAAATTCCGATATAATATCTCTATCAAAAACAAGTAGTTTATTTTCTTCTACCAAAGATTTTAAAGTTGCACACCCTATGCGCTTAACTTGTTTTGTTGTTCTTACACCTAGTATAGAACTTCTTCCAGAACTAGATAGAACTTGACCGTATCTGGCATCGGACCCGACCCAGATCATATTCTCATACTCAAGATCATTATGTATAATATCGGCCACTTGTTGACCAATATCATTAATCTCAACCAATACGTATGCAGTATTATAATCCTTAGATACCTTATGAATTACCGTAGGGTATAAGAGAGGACTAATCTTATTGTTTCTATATTTAGCTACAATTTTATAGGGGTATTCTGTAGTATCGATTACAGTAAAGGCAGAATAATCCCCACCAATACCCCTCGATGTATCGACAGTGGTAAAATATATATGACCAGGAACAGGATACTCTAAAATATCTAACCCATCTTTCTCATGCATGAAAGGAATTGGAGACAACCTGGCAATAGTATCAGGGGCAATTAATGTATTAGATGAACCAAGGAATGCACACAAAACTTCTTGGTTAAATTTAAGATCACCTAAGATTGATTTCTGTTCAGCAGCCCACTTCTCATCTCTACCTGGTATCTTCCAATAAGGTATCTGTAATGCAACAAAGCCGTTACGGCCTTCTGTGGCATCATTCCAATACTTCCAAAAATGATTATAACCTAGAGGGGTAGATGTTAGCAGCACCTTTGTGGTCTCTCCAGCCATAATGGTTGGATATGTAGAGGTGAAGAACTCTTCAGCTACGTTATTAGGAATAATTGCCGCCTCATCAATATACAACCAGTTAACCGACTTACCTCGAATACCAGATGTTGAGGTTGCAGAGGTAAAGATCTTGGATCCGTTTTCTAATTCCACATCACCCTTGTTCCAAGTTTTTACACCTTGCTGCATCCACAAGGGTAAATTTTCGTACATAATTTGGTACCGAGATAGCACCTCTCTTGAAGCAGCCGATTTATTAGCAAGAATAGCTACCGTCTTATTGGAATTAAAAATAGTGTAGTGAAGTATACAGGCAGCCGATGTAATGGTTTTACCCTGTTGACGTCCTTCCATCAGAATAACTTTCCTGTTATTCATAATGACATCTACTTTTTCTTTCTGACAATCGTATAGTTTAAAAAGTATTAAACCTCTATCTAAAGAGACGATATAGCAATAGTTCTCAATAAAGTATATCGGGTCTTCTTTACACTTCATTAACTCCCTTACCTGCTCGGAGGTAAACTGCATCTCAAAGCCAGCAGGCTTGAGTAAGTCATTACCATTATAACTATTATTTTCCATTAATCATCTTCATAAGCTCAGATGTAGAGCCAGCAAATACGATATTATTTTGTTGTTTAATATTTTCGTTTTTACCGCTTGCTTTATCAATATCTTTTTTAGTTTTATGCAAACCAATTAACTCTTTTGTAATAGCTGTTTGGGTAGATATTAACTGCCCGGCTACTTCAAAAGCTCTAGGGTTCTCAGAGTTCTTAGCTATATTAACTAGCTCCGACATTACATCTTCGTTTTTATTAATTAACCCGCGAAGCGTATTACGAGCTAATTGAAAATCCTCTTCTTGATCAAGCTCAGAAGGATTGTATGCAACTGGCATACTGGATGGAATAGTTAAATTAACAGCTGTATCTATATTAAATACATCATTAATTTTGTTAAGTGATTTCATTAAAAGTCCTCAAACGTATCTATGATACCAATTGTATCACCAGGAACAGCGGTACCAGGGTCAATTGTTGCGGAGTATGAGGATTGTTTATTAGTTAGTGCGGGGTCTGAGAATGTATTGACGTTTGTAGTTCTGATAATGCCCTGTCTGTTGATTGGGCCATAGAAGTTAAGTTTCATTGTGAAGTTAAGAGTCCAAATAATAGCTCTTCTTTGAGTGAAGTCACCTTCATACTCATCTTCATAGGTAATGTTATCTAAAATAACAGGTAAGTCATTCTTAATACCCATTGCCGGGATTGCATTAAGAGTCAGGTTATAGTCTGGATTAAAATAAGGTAAGATCTGTTCAATGATCTGTAGTCCATCATCCTGATTCTTTGTATACACATATAAAGTCATATCAATATTATAAGGTGTAGGAGCGTATTGCGCGTTTAATGTTGTGGTTGATGTACCATTAAGCGCTCTATTTTGCTGTACCAAACTAACTCTTCTGGCTGGATCATAAGTTAGACTTACCATCTCAAATCCAAGCCTTGGCAAAAACGTTTGATAACTCTGTTCAAACGATTGAGGTTGAGCAGCAATTCTAGCTAAAAACTTTGCCTTAGGTGAATACGATAAAGGAACGCGAAGGGTCTGGGTAATATTACCACTAGAATCTAATCTATCTATATGGATGTTATTAAACATATTACCAAAAGCCACAATTGACTTTCGTACTGTACCGTGATAGAATTTATTATTAAACACTTATTTCTCCGAATGGGTTTCTTTCGGAGAAGTCTAATACAGAAATCTCACCTTTAAAGTCTTCATTATCTACGTTAGGGAATATAGTACCTAAGTTATAAGATTGAAGGATAATTCCGGCTGGAGTATATTCTTCGAGTAACGCTCGATCCCCACTCTCAAGCATTAAGTTAAATTCATTAATGTCAGCAGATTTACCATCGGCAATACTGTCGATTTCAGATATACCGGTATCAAATCTCTCTGAAGAGTACTGCATCAACTCACATTGAAGTTTATAAACGTATAATTTACCAACTTGGAAGAAAGGATCTGTTGACTCAACAAACTTAATTTCGAAGAAAGCTTTTGTCAATGGAAAGTAAATTATATCACCTTCAGCAGGTCTGGTAGTTAGTACAGCATCTCCAGATCTTGCAATCACCTCATCCCATCTTCTCCTAGATACAATGAAGGTAGCAGTATCTCTAATCTCTACACCAAACTTAGACATAAGGTCTCCGTCACCTTCAAAACCGGTAACGTTTTGCATATACATTTCTAGAGGATAAGCAGATGAGTACCTATTAAGTACATCTTCTCCCAAAATATCATCTTCATTAACCGATGCTCTAGGAATATAATAGGTATCCAAGCCGTATATCTTCAGGCACTCAATTATTATGTCTTCCATGAGCAATTGCTCTGAAGATCTACCTCCAGGTATACCAGATTGGAAATAAAAGTTGGTTGCCATTATTCGGTATATCCACGTGGATTAGTTATTGCCTTGATGGTATAATCCATATGTGGGCTGATGAGATAAGCTATAAACATTATCAACCTGTAAAGAAGTCCACAGGGAGTTCATAAGTAGATTTAACTTCTGCTCTTAACTCTGTAATCTCTTCCATTGCTTCATCAAAGATCTTTTGACCGTTCATCGTTACCCCACCTGGTAATTGAACGCCTTCGAACTTCTTAAGATTAACACCCCATTGACGCTTAATTAAAGCAGTGGTATATCTCTTTAAGAACCCGTCATTGTATACATCGGTATAGGTATCTGGATCAAGAGAACGATAGGCCTCGATGATAATGTAATCGCCGATAGCAAGATCACCACCATCACCCCATGTCAGATCAATATACAACCTGTTCATATGACGATTGAACCTAACAGGCTTTTGTCCTGTCATTAAGTCATTAATTAAATTAATATGCATCTTTAACATAGTAAAATACTGAATATCGGTATTTGTTAAAGACTGGATGTTGTTAAGCATTAACTGGTACTTAGCATCAAAGAAACTAATACTGTTCGATCTACTTGATAGAGGTAACGTTCTTACGACACTAAGTACAGAATCATTAAGCGTAACATACTTGTTATCAAAATTACCAAGGGTCAAAGAAGTGAGAACAGCTGAGGTACCAGAGACTGCACCGGTTAGAGTTTCACCTACTGTAAATGTATCTACAGTGTTTTTTACATATACTTTGTTTGCAGCAAAAGCGGCGTGGACAAAGGTTGTAGCACCAGAGGATGAACCTGTAATCTTCTCGCCAATAGAAAAGTTAGCAGCATTAACTCCAACAATTTGTAAGGTGGATGCAGTGATTTGTTCTTTAAGGTATACAGCCTCAACCGCATCATAATGAAAGTCTCTGTAGAACTGTATAGCTTCGTCAACACGGTCTTCTAATTGATCGTCATCAACGTTAATTTCAAGTACTGGGTGGCCTAGAGATCTGAGGCAGTAATCTATAAGGTTTTGTCTAGATGAAGGTGAAGACATTGTATCTTTCCTAATTTATATGGTATATTTATAAGGAAAGGGCCCTAAGGCCCTTGCAAATTATTCTTTAATATAAGTTAAGCTACATTAGAAGTAATAATAGCTGTTGATGTTTCCCTATCCGTTTTCAAATAACCTGTACAAGTGATGTTATAATCATTACCATTCTTATCTTTTTCACTTTTAATAGGTACTGTAATATCTAAATTTTTAAAAAGATATTCTTTTTCACCCTCAAACACACGCCAAACATGATCCATAGTACCTCGACCAGTCTGACCTCTTGACTTATTAAACCTTATATGATAGGTGTTCATATTACTTCTGCAGCAGGAACAGGATCATTAGCCTGAGGAGCCATAATAACATTTAAGTTAAAGTGAACAAATTTAATTGGAAGTTCTGCAGCATGACGGGTAAACGAATGCATTAACCATGAGTTTGCAAAAATCATTAAACCTGGCTTAGGAGTAAAGTTAATCATTTTACTAGCAGGGGTTGCTATAAACATATCTTGTTCAGGTAAGTCAATTTGAACTTTAGCAGCCCGGGGGTCATGGAATACCACGTTAGATCCACCTTCAGGTGTCTCCAAAAAGTAAAAACCAACAATCTGGGATCCGTATCCATGAACATGAGCATCCATTGCAGAATGTTTATGATGCTCTTGTGTCCACATCTCTACAAACTGTACTGCTTTGTCCTGCATAGCATATCCTTGCTCCTTAAGAATATTCCATGCAGTTGCACCAACAAATTGTGTAAATTCAGCCATACGAGGATCACCAAAGAAATTATCAGTCATATAGACAGGATAAATTTCGTTAAGATTTACCTCTTTACGTCGACCTTCTAAATGTTCTTCTGATACTGCGTTAACAGTATCAAGAAAATCTGGTCGATCAATTAAGTAAACAGGGCATGGGAAGTGATTTGCAACCTGCAATTGAGTATTCAAAACTTCTGTATCTACTGATTTTTTAGTAATTTTAGAAGAAGTTTTTTTAGGTGTTTTTTTTGTCATAATATATCTTTAAGTAATGTACATATTATATATACATCTAACTTTATAAACCACTGTTAAAAGGTTAATCTAGATTAACTAGTAGTTACAACAACCCATTCCCATGCAATAAAGTCAAATTTGTAATCGCCTTCTGGGCGAACAGGTGTGTCTTTCCAATTATTGTCTGCTCCACACCACATGGTAAGAATACGAGCATCTAATTTGGTTTGATCAATTGCTGGACGCGGGATTGGAGGTACCATTGTATTAGTAGCCTCATCTAAAGTCCATGCTGACCAATTTTCAGCTTGAAGGCGAGAGTTAAATTGCGTGACTGTTGCTTGCTGTACAGCAGTTTTTTCTTCTGCTGTCATATCTCGTATAGACCAAACGTCGGTCCATTCTCCATGTACTTGTTCGTATGTAGGTACATCAGATACTAAAATTTCATAAATTCCTGGAATAGGTCGCTCAACTCGTGTGAAAAGCTCCCAATTACCAGGAATTGATCCAAACGCCTGCAAAAGATTATCTTCTAATGCAGGGTGATTTTTAGTTGTACCGTTTTCTGTTTCGATATAAAGTTTCATTTTTTCCTCTAAAGCTTATTAAAAATTATGCACCAACGTTGGTTGATGGGAATGCTGGGGAACCTCGAGCACCACACTTACACCAGACAAAGCGAACAGCACCAGCTCTTCCTACTCCACTGGTACCACATCTGTAAGCCGATCCACCGCCTCCACCATATAAACCACCAATTCCTGCATTACTAGCGCCTGCGGTTCCCCCGCTTCCTCCGCCGCCGCCTGCACCCGTTGAGCCCCCGGCACCAGAACAACCCTGACCGTATAATCCTACACCGCCTCCGCCGCCGCCGCCGATTGAGTTAGAGCCGCCACCACCACCACCTCCGCCGCCAGAGCCAGATGTACCCGAAGCACCTGCTAAGCCCCCATTGCCACCATTACCCGCATAGCCCGCAGTGCCGCCGCCGCCAGTTCCCCCACAAGTGCCTCCATAGCAAGCATACCCGCCGCCGTAGCCGCCATTACCCCCAACAAAACCGCCTTTCTGCCCACCAGCGCAAAGGCTACCACCAGTAATCCCAATTCTTGACACAAGACCATTACAGATACCGTACGAAGAACCGCCTGTACCACCTCTACCTGTACCGCCAGCACCAACGGTAAAGCAATATGAAGTACCTGGTGTTACTACAACGCCATTTTGATAAGCTAAAGCCCCGCCACCCCCTGCACGGTGCGTGCCGGGGCAACTATTTGTAGGAGCAGTCCCAGCTCCTCCACCTGAAACAACTACGAGTGAGACGGATGTTACACCTGCAGGAGCAACCCATGAGAATGTACCTGGGGTTGTATATACTGCACAAGTTTGGATAGGCGTAACACTATTGGACGCCGCGCTTGCCGCGCCAGTTCCAACAGTATTAGTAGCTGTAACCGTAAATGTATATGCCGTAGCTGTTGTTAACCCTGATACAGTAATCGTTCCTGAACCGGCTTGAGATAGGGTACCTGTAACACCACCTGGTGATGATGTAGCCGTATAAGATGTAATTGCGGTACCACCGTTACTTGCAGGAGCAGTAAACGGTACAGACGCACTCGTTGAACTTGCAACTGATGCTGTACCAATTGTCGGTGCACCTGGAACACTCCACGTAGTTGCACTATTTGATGACGCACTTAACGGACCATACCCAATAGGATTAGTTGCCTGTGCTTTAAATGTATAAGCTGTATTCCCGGTTAATCCAGAAACAACAACGGGAGAAGATGCCCCCGTATTTGATACACAACCGGGGGTAGAAATAACACGATACCCTGTTATTCCGTTAGCTGGGTAACCGGTACAAGCAGGTGCTGTAAATGCTACAGAAACAGCCGATGCACTTGTAGTGGTAGCTGTACCGATCGTTGGCGCACCTGGAGTAGCCGGCCACGTATTTGCACCCTTTGCTTGCATTTGCTGGGTGATTGTCCAAAGTCCTGATAAATTAGGCATTATTAAGGTCCTACGTTAGTTGAAGGGAATGAAGGTGTACCACGTTGACCTCCGACGCACCAGATAATACGAACTGCACCATTTCCTCCGGATCCAAAATTACCTAGACCCAGCGTACCTCCGCCGCCTCCACCACCATAGAAACCGGCACTACCGTTGCTACTACCACTGCAACCGCCAGACCCCCCGCCGCCTCCGCCGCCATTCGATGATGAGCCTGTAGTACCTGCCGCTCCGTTGCTGCCAGCACCATATAAACCTACACCACCTCCACCGGCGCCACGGGTGCATGAAACACCTGTAGAACCTCCAGATCCACCGCCACCGCCTCCACCACCAGTACTTGCTGAAGCAGGTCCACCACTGCAGCCTCCTGCACCACCTATTGCTGAATATCCTCCAGCGCCTCCGCCTCCACCGCCACGGCCTTTGTTCCCCTGGTAACTCCCTGACCCACCAGCGCCTCCTCTAAAGAAAGCTGTCCCGGCGGCATAACATATATTTCCAGCGCCCCCATTGTAATAACCTGATGCACCACCGCCTTGAGTTGCATAAAGCCAATCTGTAGAGCATGAGTTAATTCTAGATGCATTGCCCGTGCCACCTAATGGAGTGCAGGCTGTATTAGTGCCTCCAGCACCTACAACCACAGTTAAGTTACTACTAATACTTCGAGAATTCCTGTATGCAAGGGCGCCTCCTCCTCCTCCAGCACCTCCGTATGGGTAAGTATTGTCACCACAATCTACAGAACGACCTCCGTTACCGCCTCCACCGGGTCCGACTGCAATAGCAGTTACAGATGTTATACCTGATGGTCTAATCCATGTGTAGGTGCCAGGAGTTGTATAGGTTGTACAAGTTACTGCAAAAGTTGTTATTGAACCGCTTGCTGAACTTGCTGAACTAGTACCAACTATATTAGTAGCTGTAACCGTAAATGTGTATGCTGTTTCTGCCGTTAGACCTGATACAGTAATCGTTCCGGATCCTGCTTGACTTAATGTACCTGTAATTCCACTTGGCGATGATGTAGCTGTATAGGTTGTAATTGCAGAGCCACCGTTGCTTGCAGGAGCAGTAAAGGCGATTGTTGCTGTGGTTTTTCCTGTAGCAGTTGCAGCACCAATAGTAGGTGAGCCAGGGGCAGTTGCAGTTGTTATACTATTAGAGGCAGCACTTGCCGCGCTAGTACCAATAGTATTAGTAGCCGTAACGGTAAATGTGTACGCTGTTCCACCTGTTAATCCTGATACAGTAATCGTTCCGGATCCTGCTTGACTTAATGTACCTGTGATACCACTCGGAGATGAAGTTGCAGTATAGGTAGTAATCGCTGAACCACCGTTGCTTGCTGGCGCGGTAAATGGTACAGAAGCGGTCAAACCGCTTACAGTAGCAGTACCAATAGTAGGTGCACCAGGAGCAGCTGCTGTTGTTATGCTATTAGATGCTGCACTTGAACTTCCTGTACCTGCACCATTTATTGCAGCTACAGAAAAAGTGTATGCAGTATTTGACGTCAAACCTGTAATACTGATCGGGGAAGTAGAGCTTGTACCTGTAATATTACCAGGCGACGAAGTTGCAATATAGTTTGTAATTGCAGCACTTCCCACACTAGAAGGTGCAGTAAAAGGAACACTTGCAGTTAACACCGATACACTTGCTGTACCAATAGTTGGTGCACCAGGTGATCGAGGCCATATATTTTGATTAACTAAGCTTGCAACCTGATCAAGTGTCCAAACACCTTTAGCCGATGTGGTAGTAGTTGCTGCTGGGTTTTTAGTGATTAAACCACCAGGGAATTTTTTACTCATTTACGCTCCTACGTTTGTTGTCGGGAATGTTCGAGTTGTTCCAGGCCAGATTATTCGAACTGCACCGCCACCTCCGTTACCCCAGCTTCCTCCGCCTCCGGGTCCTTGTGATCCTCCACCGCCGCCGCCTCCATATAACCCACCAGAACCTCCAGTTGTACCTGACCGAGCAGCACCTGCTCCTCCCCCAGAACCTCCTCCAGCAAGGTTATCCCTGTTACCAACAGAACTGCCTCCTACTCCAGAACACCCTTGGCCTAGCAGTCCAACACCTCCACCACCGCCGCCGCCGTTAGATTGAGACAGACCATAGCCGCCACCGCCGCCGCCGCCTCCTGATCCAGCCTGACCGGTCGAAGAGGGACAACCGCTTCTACCGTTACCGCCTGTACCAGAGTATCCCCCGGCACCTCCTCCACCAGTACCAATCAAACAGGCGCCAGGTTGACTACCACCTCCATTGCCCCCTCCGGTTCCAGTATAGGTGCCGCCATTACCATTAGTTCCCGGCTGTGCTCTTAAAGTAGTCGAATCTACAAACTCAGATTTCGTACCAGCACCTCCATTTGACGTACCGCCAGAACCAACAATCACGGCGATAGACTGACCGGGAGTAACCGAGTAATTATTTAAATAAGCTAGAGCACCACCTCCACCTCCCATGGCAGTCCCCCCGCAACAAGATGTTGCTCTAATTCCCGCTGCTCCGCCTCCAACACCAACTACTGAGAGTGAAGTTACCCCAGATGGTACAATGAACGTGTAAGAACCAGCTGTGGTGTAAGTTTGGCAAGTTAGGGCTGGTGTAACGCTATTCGATGCTGCACTAGCTGCGCTAGTACCAATAGCATTAGTTGCCGTAACAGTAAATGTATATGCAGTTCCTGTTGACAATCCTGAAACTGTAATAGTTCCAGAGCCTGCTTGACTTAATGTACCTGTGATACCGCTAGGTGAAGACGTGGCTGTATATGACGTGATTGTAGCGCCACCGTTGCTTGCAGGAGCTGTGTAAGTAATGGTAGCCGCTGTAGGTGTTGTTGCTGTAGCAGTACCAATCGTTGGCGCGCCTGGTACACTGGCGGTTGATACGCTATTAGAAGCAGCGCTTGCTGCTCCTGTACCAACCGTATTTGTGGCTGTAACTGTAAATGTATAAGCTGTATTACTGGTTAAACCACTTACAGTTACAGTACCAGAGCCTGCCTGACTCAGTGTACCTGTAACACCACCTGGTGACGAGGTGGCCGTATATGACGTGATTGTAGCGCCACCGTTGCTTACCGGTGCAGTAAATGGTACACTAGCTGTTAGAACAGAAATACTAGCAGTACCAATAGTAGGTGCACCTGGTACACTCCACGTAGTTGCGCTGTTGCTTACTGAACTAGGGTAGCTTGGGCCAAACGCATTTGTTGCGATAGCTTTAAATGTATAAGCAGTACCTGTAGTTAAGCCCGTTACGGTTAGAGGAGAAGACGCACCTGACGCTGTATACACCCCACAACTAGCATATGCTGTATATGATGAAATTGCACCGCCTCCTACACATGAAGGAGCAGTAAATGCAACAGACACAGTATTTGCGCTTGCAGCTGTAGCAGTACCAACCGTAGGTACATCGGGAACCTTCAAGGCGTTATATCCCGGCCGCAAAATTCCGGCTTGATAGCGATTCGACATTACTATCCTAAATTAACTAATTACTTCGTAAGACAAAAAGATTTGTAGTGCACTGGCTGTACCAGATACTGCCTTAATACTTGTATCTTCTTCCATGTAGAAGCCGGTTGACTTATCGGTAACAATAAGCGAAGCTCCAGAAGGAATAGAGACTTGAGATACTAAGAAAGATGCAGTACCAGTACCGGCTGCAGCTCTGTTGTATTCTACGTTAGCAGTTGCAGCAGATGCACTGTAGTTAGAAATAACAATATTATTGATCTTAATACAGTTACCAGAGCTTGCACCGTTAGCAATAACGATTGCGTTGGAGGTTG